AAGGACAATTTCAATGTCTTTGTTAAACCAAGCCTTTACCTGCTCATCTGATATTTTTACACCGACCTCTGCATACTTTTCATCATCCCACTCGGTAATCATATGGCCAATGCCACCTGTAACCTTGTTTTGAGTACACATATAAGTCTCATGCTTACAGCCCTCATCTAACTCTAATTCTTTGCGTAGCTGATCTATATCCATTGGATTACTTTCTTTTGGCTTTAGTCTGTGCAGTCTTGGATAGTTCTCTCATATGAAATAATGGCTTTGACGATGCTGTGTGTGTCTTACCGGAATGTAACTTGCCGTTAGCCATTCTGTGCATACCACCTTTATGTTCTGTGCCATCTCTAAAATAATGCTTTACACCTTTTGCCATTACTTCTTCCTCTTTTTCTTTTTGAGTTTCTTAAAATCTGCACCAGTTATCTTGTCTCTTGGTGGTGCTTTTCTTGCTAGTTTTTTCTGCTTTGGAGAATATTTACTAAACGGCATTACCTACTCCTTTTTCTTACAATGGTTTTTACTTTGCCTTTTGGATTGGCACGTTTACGTTTTACAGCAGATTTTATCTGTGATTTGGTCATGGTCTTAGCTTTTGCAGATGGCACACATTTAGGGTAGCCCCTCTTGCTGCCTTTGGCTTTACTGCGACCACATTTCTCAAAGCCACCACCCTTTTTAGGTGCAGATATATCTACCCATTTTTCTTTCTTGAACCACTTTGTAAGTCCACCACTAGGCTTTGCCATTACGCAGTCCTATACTTTCCACCACGTTTCTTGTATGTCCTGACCAAATAGGCATTGGCATAAGCTGAAGGATATACGTCAAACTTTCTTTTTGTTTCGGCCTTTACCCTTGAGTACAGGGCTTTGTTTGTTGGGACTGCTTTTTTCTTGGAAGATTTTTTTACTGTCATGACTTTGCTTTGTCCTCTTTTTTATTAAACCAATATGTTTGTGCCAAAAGTAATTAGCTACGGCATGGAAGAAGTCATATAACTTCATGTAAATGCTGTTCATTTTGTCAGTCCTTTTTGCTTTTCATATGTGCGTAAACCACCTAGACCAAGCATACCCATCAAGACAGTCATCAACGATCCCATGTCAAATGTAGGTAGTTCTGGTATTTCCACAGCTAGGTAAGCACAAACAAAGATAGTTACTGGTGCTAATACAAAATGCCAACATAAAGCTATGCCACAAGTCCAACCAATAAAAGGTCTCCAACCTGCAACAAATATAGATTTATGACTAGCTTCTGCTTTGTTTATATCTATTTGACCTTTGGCTAACTCCTGTGCATGGTTTTCAGCCATTGTAGCTAGTTCGTGGGCTAGTTTATTCTTTTGGTCTTTGTCCTCTATAAACTTACCAACCAGGCTTGTGACAGGCCCTATTAAAGCTGTTAACATTACTTGACTCCATTCTTTGCCATATAAGCAGTACTACCCATATAGAAACCAACTATTGAACTGCCACTTATATAAAATAAATTTGATAAATCAGTCAGAGCATTAACTCTTTCAAGAGGTATAAAAAACATTGCTACTGTAAATACACCCATACCGATTAGTGTGTACCTAGCCATTCGTAGCTGTGCCAAGTTTTTTCGTAGCTTAGTCTCTGTCTCTTTTATCTCTTTGGCTTGTTGTAGTTCTTCGTCTGTAATCGTATCGTCACCATCAAGATCATAGTCATCTAAGATAGAGTTTTTTTGTAGTTTCTTTTGGGTCATTCTATGTTGACTGTTGGTAATGATAGGTTCTGTGAAAGATTACCTGTAAAAGCATTTATAGCTTCTGCTAGTTCACCATCTTTACCTGGTAATGCTGCAAGTTTTCCAATTTGTGTAGCTAGTTGATTAGGTGCTGTATTGGCTACTTGTGAAGTAGATTTAAGCCATCTTAAAAATCTAGGGCTAGTCATAAGTTTTGCTGAAAGTCTTGGTGCTATAAGTGAACCAGTAAATGCTGCACCTGCTACATAAGGATCAACAAAAGCCAGACCTCCAGATATAACTAGATTTCTTAAACTTGCTCTAGCTGTATTAGTTCTAGCTGTACCAGATGGATTGTCTAACAATCGTCTTTCATCTACAACTCTCGTTATTCTAACAAAACTATCTATTTCTTTTGCAAGTTCTTTAAATCTTGGCGATCTAAATAATATGTTTTTTGCACCTTTATCTAATTTATCCCAATTATTCATAAATGTTGTAGCTGACCATGCTGCTTCTTCATTTTGTTTACTAAAACCTAACCTGGAGAAAACAGTAGCAGATATAGTATCTCTTTCAGTCCTGCCTAATGTTTTGAAAACATCTCTTATTCTTTGACTACCATCTCTACCACCTTGCAAAGCAAAATCATAAACTGTACTGTCAAGACCTTTTTTTTGTATGTCTTCTATTGTCTTTTCTATACCACCAGTTTTTTTAGAAACATATTTAGTATAAGCATCTGCTTTTTTTAATAATCTTGCTGCATTTGGACTTGCTGCATTTACACTTTTAAAAATATCATTTGATAAAGCACCATAGATTGCATTTAATTTACTATCACCTGTAGTATCTATTTTTATTTTACCAGGTGTTGCAGGGCCAATAATTTTACCAATCTCTGTTCTTGCAGTTCTTGCTATATTTAATGGTATAATGCCACCATTAGCTTCTGCATCTTTGAGCAAACTATTAATTCTTTTTAATGATGGTGCAAGAATATCTTTAAATGTATTAGGTGCAGAAGCTAATTGAGTTTCTAAATCAGCCTTTAATATTTTTAAATTACCTAAATCAACATTTACATTACCTGCTGCATCAAATGCTGCTGTATATAAATCATTTTTTTTAGCTTGTATTTTTTCAAAAAAGTTTGTTGATGTTTCTCTTATTAAACTTCCTGCTGCTTCTTTAGTTGTTTTGTCACCTAACTTGTTAGTTATATTTTTAGAAACATTTTTTAGGCTTTTTGTCAGCTTATCTCTTGCTTCACCTATTATATCAGCAGCAAACACATTACCTTCTAATACATTTTCTATACCTGCTACACCTCTGCTACCTGTCAAAGTAGAAAAAGTTGGTTGAACACCAATCCTATCAAAGTCTGAAGCCCTTTGTCCTGGTCTGATACTAGTTAAAGTCTGTGTTCCTTTTTTAAATCCTAACTTAATACCTTTCAAAGCACTATCAGCAATCTTGCCACCTACGGCTTCCATGCCTATGTTCTCACCTGCTCTTACAATGTTTTCTGGTACTGTTCTTTGTTCTTTGCTTCCCATAACGTAATTCAATATATTGTCGTATAACTGACCACCCATTTCACTTCCAAAAGCAACGCCAGTAGGAGTTGTTACAAGACCTGGAGATGTAACCATACCACCTACACCACCACCAACTAATGATGCGATTTCTCTGCCACCTGCTGCTATATCTCCCATTTCTAATCCTGGTGGATTAAACACGTTAAGTTTGTTACTTTCATCTACATAAAAGAAATTATCTTCACCATATTTATCAATAAGTTTTAGCTTTGGGTTTTTTTCCTGTAATTCAGAAGTAGTAAAAACTTTATTAAAATATTGTTCTAACACAGATTTTTTCTTGTCGTTTGGTGCATCAGCCACTAATGATCTTAAACCTGCACTAGCACCACTTTCATTAATTTTAGATTTAGACATTTACACCTCTTAAAATTCTACTTCTTCTTCACTAGTATTTTCTTTTGTGTTTATACTTAATTCTTTCAAATCTTTAATCTTTCTTCCTTGAGAGAAAATTTGTATATTATTGTTTAATTCGTTTACCAACCTTCTTATCTTCTGTCTGACCAAACCTGCTTTATCTGTTATATTTGGTTGAACTAAACCATAATACAATTTGACCTCACCAGGGTTTGCAGTAGCACCTGTTTTATCTCTTAATCTTAAATCTGATAAATTCATTAAAATGTTGTTAGCTATTTGTGCTTCTTCACTAAACAAAGATGCACCTGGTATATTAAGACTTGCAATTACTGAAGTATTGATTTCTCCATTTTCTAAATCACCATCTTTAAAAAATATCTTTAGAAGTTGGTCTAACTCGCCCTGTGCAGATTTTAATTGACCTACAAACTTAGATTCAGTTTGATTTAGCTTTGCAAATTTAACTACATTTTCATTCTTCTTGTCTTCACTAACTTTTTCTTCAGCATTTGCAACTTCACCTGACAAAATGCTTTTAACATTAATACCTGGTATTTTTCGCAAGACTGTATTGCCTGTTTTCTCATCCATTATTGGAACTTCTCTATCTCTTGATAATTGTGCTGAATAAAACTTAAACATTAAGTCATCTGCTCTTGTTCTATCTTTTGGTAGTATTTTATCTATTCTAATTAATTCATTGACCAAAGATGGAAACCCACTTTTAGGAATGTTGTCTATTCGTGTAAATTCTAATTTATTTGTTTTATTATTTTTTTGATAAAAACCAGTTGCATCTGGGTTACCACCTGCTGCACTTATTTCCTCTGCTGTTGGTGTGCTAAAAGTGGCAGGTGCTTTTGCCTTTGCGATTTCTAAATTAGTGTCTCTATTTATTGCAGCACCTAATGCTGTTTCTGGAGCAAAAGGAAATAGAGCCTTGATTGGTGAATTAGCAGGTAAATTCATCCCAGACAATGCGTTGCTTAGTTGATCTTGATACTCACCTTCTCTAGCTATCTGTCGATCAACTGCACCTTTTTGTAGGTAAGCACCAACCAATGCAGAACTTAATCTACCTAGCCCCTGTAAAGGTGTTGCAACTGGTGCTGACGATGAACCTTGTTGCATTAACTGTTGTCCTAATATACGTCTAGGATCAGACTGAAATGCAGGGTTAAGTGCTTTATATCTAAAACTAGGGCTATTAGGTAAACCCACCATTGGTCGTGTTGGTAATGCCATTATTTATACTCCAGTAGGTCTAAGTAAATAAGATGCCCCAAGATTTCCTGCTAAACCAAATAAGCCACCTAAGTCGGCTCTTCGATTACCCATTGCCTGATTAAAAGCATTTTGTTGTGCTGCTTGTTGGGCTGCAAATGCACCTTGAGTATCTATTGAACCTGGTGCAAAGAAACTAGCCTGTTGTACTTGTGGCCCACCTAATAAGGCTGCTAACTCATTAAAGTTCTGTCCTCTTAGTGCATTTCTTTCAGCTATTTCTCTACTTCTTTGCTGTTGTGCAACCTGGTTAGATAGTAACTGATCGGCTATCTGTTGTTGTCTTGCTGCATTTTGCAACTGAACATTAGATGCGTTCTGACCAAAACTAGCTTGATTTGCTGCTAAACCAAACTCACCACTAGCTGCACGTTCTCCGAACTCCATAGCCCTGTTTTGTCTAGCTTGATTAACTAATCTATCAGACTCCTGACCTGCTGCTAATGTGGCTTGTTGTGCTAGTCTTTGTAATTGTTCACCTTGCTGTGACTCTAACCTGTTAACTGCTGTATTATAGGGATCAGATGTAATAGGTATGCCACGATTAACAAGATTACTTTCCAGTTCATTTCTTTGCCTAGTAAACTCTGGCTGTAACAAACCTAGTTGTCTGTTAAACAAACTGCTTTCTATATTGCTTCTAAAGGCTTCTGGATCAGATTGTAATGCAGTTAAACCCTCTGTGCTAAGACCTGTTGGTAAAGCCACATTACTAGCAATGTTTTGATTAAAGTTCTGTAAATTACCTAGTTGTGTGGGATCAACCTCTTGTGCTGCACTAATACCTGATAATGTAGGGGCTGTTCTAAATGGATTCTGAAAGTCAGGATCATCTTGAAATATAGGTGTACCATCTGGATTCTGACCAATAACTGTACGACCTGTAACCCTACCAAAAGCAGTA